ACAATGGAATTAAAAGAATTTGCGAATTTAATTGATGGAAGACAATATGACTATCGAATGTTTACCAAAGAAGAATTACAGCTTGCCAAAGATAACAGAATTGTAATTGTTACAGGTGCAAGTGATGACCTGGTTGAATTAGAGGGAGCAATAACAGATGAGGGGGATTGCTGGGAAGGTGGCAAAATATATGTTAAGGCTATCCCTAATGGTGGAATAGTACACAACTGTGAGCGTTCGGATGTATTCGGATTTACTGCAAAATGGTGTGAAGAGAAAGATAAGAACGGAAAGATAATATCATGGACATATGATGTTCCAATAGAACATGAAACATTTGTGATTTATGAAGATGATGAACCTTACTGCAGGGGATTTGTATTTAGGGTTTAGCCTAAAATGAAATTTAGGAGGCATATTATGACAAAAGAACAGATTCACGAAGCACTGTGCAAAGCTCCAGATGAAGATAAAATGAGGCTGGCTATAGCTTGTCAGATGAATGGTATTGACGTTCGGGATATAGAGACAGGATTGGCAAATGTGCTTACAGGTGTACAAAAAGCTATAAAACCAGCAATCGAATATTACAGATATTTAGGAGGAAAATAGTATGGCAAATTTTGATGAAGATATTAAGAGAATCACAGATGAAATCCTATCGGATGGAACTGTTGATCAGATTATTAGAGAAAAGGTGACGGATGGAATAGAAAAAGCAATAGCTAGTTCATTTAATTATGGAAAGCTTGAAAAGGCGGTCAAAGAAAGAGTTGAGCAGGTTTTAGTTCCGTTTATTGAAAGCTACGACATGAGTGGATACATTGTAAAATTGGACACACTTCTTACGGAAATGGTCAATAAGTCTGTCCTTATTGACAACAAAAATTTGCTGGAAAATTTTAAGTTTATGATGGAAGAACCGCAGGAAACAGATATAAAGATATCTGATTTGTTCAAGGAATATAAGAAGTTTGTTGCCGGTGATATGGAGGTAGAGGGCCGAGAGATTGTGATAGAGGATAATGCTGAATACGAGGCGATGGATGTACATTTTGAATTCGAAGAAGAGGGTGAGAGAAGCTGGAGCTCATTCAAGTATGCAACTATTGACTTTACAGTGGATGATGAAGAACAGCAGGATGAATTAAACAGAACAGTACGTCTTTCGCACTGGACAGGGGATAGAAAAGCCGGATGGGAAATTAGAACAGACACAAATCCTGACATATATTCACTTAGGCACATGAATAAGTTTGATTTGCTTCTTGCGAAACTGCAGAGAGCGGATGCACGAATTATCATAGACGAGACTGCAGACGAGGATTTTGTTTATTCCGATACAAAGCCAGAGCCGACCTATGAATAGCCATGAACGGTCAGCTAACATTTGATAAATTTATGAATATAACAGAGGAAAAGCCATCGGAACATAAGCAAGAGAGAGTTCCGATGGTGGATCCATGTTACTACTGTTTATGCAGGTCGTGCATCAATAATGCAGAGAGCCTTACTGTCAATCCGGAAGAAGTGCCATACGATTGGCACCCGTGTTTCTTTTGCGATATATGCAATAATTTTGATGGAGAAAGTCCCGAAAATATGGAAAGAGAGGAATGCCATGAATATGTGATAGATGATTATCATGCAAGGCAGAATAGGAAAAAAATTAGAATTGTGAGGTAAAGATTATGAGTATAGAACTTAAAACGTGTCCGTTTTGTGGCGGGAGGGCAGTAATGAAGGCTGTCAATAAGAAATACGGGTTCACTATTTGGTGTCAGTGTAGAAAATGTGGTGCGAGAACCGAGGGATATTGTCCTGATATGAACCATGAAGATAATACTATTACCAGTATTGAAGAGTGCAAAGATATGGCTGCAAAGGTATGGAATAACAGGGCAGAAAGTGCAAATGAAACTGCGGAAGGTGGGGAAGTCTCTTGATGGAAAAACATGAGAAAGAAAATGTGTGCATTGACTGCAAACATTATGAAGCCTGTGGAAAACCAGAACGATTTATGAGGTGCTTGGGATATGAGAAAGCAGTAAATGCAGAAAGGAAAGACAATGATAGATGAACTTATGGAAAAGTTGCTGGAAGAGCCAGTAGTAGATAATAATGAAATAGTGTTTACGAGCAGAGCTGTGGAACTGATACACGAAATTTCAGAGAAGTGTAAAGGCATTCAGATCGTAGAGCAAACGAGGGAACAGGCGGAGGAATATGCTAAGGATTTATCCGCAGAGGAAGTGTACTATGATATGCTCCGTAAAATTGTGGATGCTCCAACTACTTTACACATGAAATGCTCAGTAAGAATGCTTGTACCCATTATTGACCGAAAGCTGAAAGAGAGGGGATTGTGATGGATAGAAAGAAAACAACGGAATTTCTTGGAAATCTTCTTGTATCAGATAAATTTGGAGGAATTGGAAAGTATTGGGCGAGTGAAGTCAGTATTGATCCGTGGGCCGCAAAAGGAAAACCTAAAAGAGTTGACTTTATGCAGTTTATTCCTGCTGGACAATGTTCCATATCTGAAATCGAAAAAGGAATATTCGTTTGCTATGAAATAAAAAGCTGTAAGCAGGATGTTTATTCTGGAAATGGATTAAATTTCATTGGAGAAAAGAATTACATAGTAACAACAATGGAATGTTATAAGGATTTGCTGCCAGATATGCGAGATGGGAAGTTTTATAAACATCTGCATGAGGTATCTCCGGATTCATCAGGACACTTCGGAATAATGGTAGCAATTCCTTATATGTCGGAATTAACGGATGAGTTTGAAAACCCGACAGAGTTAGATTTTGAAAAGGGCAGATGGAAGCTGGCTGTTATAAGTAACTGCAGACTTGGTTTGAGGAAGAAGTCTACTACCGAGTTGCTATTTTGTATGCTTAGAAGTGGAAGATAGGAGAATGACTATGGGAATGTATCATAAAAATCATTTGATAGGACCAAAATCAAAGAGATATGCAAAAAGACAGACATCAAGAGGTATGAGAAGAGCTGTGAAGAGAAGCTGCACTGATGAGAGCATTACATTGAGAGGCAAATCAAAAAATTTGTATGGATATGATTCGTGGTTGTTTAGCTAAATGAGAGACGAGAAAAGAGGTGATGATAGACATGAAGATAGTTTGCATTTCGGACTATGCAATACATCATCGAATAGGCAGGAGCGAGCCAACAGGAACTACATACACAACACGATTTGGAAATACCAGACATAAAAATGTGTTTAAGGAATTCTACCAGACCAACATAGGAGAATTTACTCCGGAGAAGTGGTTGGAAGTTACTTTGCAGATAATACAGACACTTATGGAAAATGAACTTCTGGAGGAAATAAAGGAACATGTCGTAGGTCATTGTGTGTGGCTTAAAAATGATAAGGAGATTGAGGAATACTCGGCATCCTGTTTAGCTTCTGGGGCATATATGTACTGGGAAGATTTTAAGGACAAGAGACTACCGGCACATAAGGTATTTATCTTTGAGGGAGGTGATTTCTGATGGCAGTCTGTATGGAATGCGGAAGAAAATTGAGAAGCCAACAAAGCAAGGAAGTAGGATACGGACCGGTATGTTATAAGAGAGTGTTCGGTACCAGTATGCGGATCCGTGATGGAGATTCAAAAACAGGTACTGCTTCAGACGATTTTCCATATTATGAAATACCAGGGCAAATGTCGATTGAGGATTTTATAAAAACAGATGAAAAGTAAAAGGAGAGTGCTTTCGCAACCCTCCCAACAGACAGTTAGATTATATCATAATTCGTTATGAATTTGAAATAAAAAAGAAGGAGGGCGACAGCATGGACAGCCAGTCAACAGAAGAAAGAGCAGAAAAGGTTATAATAGCTCTTACACCAGAACAATTGAAGGATATTTGTGCAAATGCAGCCGAAATTGGAGCAAAGGAAGCATTAAAAACCTATGAGCAGGAAAGAAAAAAGGAGCAGGGAAAACGGGCAGACAGAAGATTGAGGAATACAAAGCTGCTCCTGCGTAATTATCACATGCTCAAAGAACATGCGGAAAACTCAGTTTTCGGGCGAACACAGATGGAGGAATCGGCTTTGGATATCTTGGAATCAATGATGAATCTTTATGACAATGAGGTGATCATTGAAAGCATCAAGAGAAGTGCAACCAGAACGGCTATTATCGTTTCGCATATCGAGACAATGTTTGGCTTGTATGATGCCTATTGTGAAAAATCTCCGAACCAGGATATAGACCGCAGGAGATACGAGGTGGTTTGGGATAAGTACATGGCAGAACCGGTTCTTACTGTAAAAGAGATTGCGGCAAAGCACAATATGTCAAAGGAAAATGTGTATTCCGATTTGAGAGTTGCGGAGGAAAGATTGACCGCTCTTATATTCGGGGTGGACGGATTGAAAGTACGATAAAGCCACCGTCTACAAAATAATTACATTGACATCACAGCTTATAAATGGCAAAATCGTATTTGTAAAATTCTAAATCGAACGTCGGGGAAGTCTGCAGAGTTGTTGCAGGCTTCTTTTTTGATGCAAACTTTCCGAGAAAGGAGAGACGATTGAACAGGAAATGCACCTGCTCCTCCAGAATAATATTGATTGGAGGAAAATAATGAATTACACAATTATGGTGCTGGCTGCTTATGCGGTAATTATGATTGCGGCAACAGTACTTATGACAAACAAAGAGAAAAGCGTCGAAAGGTTTTGTGTTGGAAATAGAAATATAGGATGGTTTATATCTGCATTAAGCATTGCAGCTACATGGATATGGGCTCCTGCACTATTTACATCAACAGAGAATGCTTATACCAAAGGCTTTGCAGGGCTGTTTTGGTTTCTGGTACCTAATGTGCTTTGTCTCATATTCTTTATTCCGTTTGCTAGGAGAATAAGAAAAGAAATGCCGGAAGGAATCACACTGTCTGGATATATGCACCAGAAATATCAATCTGAATCGGTAAAAAATATTTATCTGTTCCAGCTTGGAGCATTATCGGCATTATCTACAGGAGTCCAGTTATTGGCAGGAAGCAAAATATTAAGTATGCTGACAGGCATTCCATTCTGGATCATGACAGTAATCATGGCTGTGATTGCTTATTCGTATTCACAGTTCTCTGGAATAAAGGCTTCTATACTGACAGATTCTATACAGATGGTCTTTATGTTGATTGCAAGCGTTTGCTTTGCAGTTTTCGGCATTAAGAATGGTGGCGGTCTTCAAAATATGTTCGCAGGAATTGGCGGATATACAGGAGAGTGTAGCTCTCTTTTCTCTGCAAAAGGTATAGAGATATTTCTTGGTTTTGGACTCCCTACAACAGTTGGTCTTATCTCAGGACCATTTGGCGACCAATGTTTTTGGCAGAGAGCATTTTGTGTAAAGAAAAATCGAATAGGAAGGGCTTTCTTTGTTGGAGCAATTCTATTTGGCATGGTGCCATTGTCAATGGGGATCCTTGGGTTTGTCGGAGCTGGAATGGGATATACGGCAATTGATACAGGTGTGATTAACTTTGAACTCATTTCAGAATTATTTCCGAGCTGGGCGGTAATCCCATTTTTATTTATGATTGTATCTGGATTATTATCTACGATTGACAGTAATCTGTGTGCAATATCATCCCTCACAACAGACATATTCAAAAAGAATACGCTCGGAAAGACCAAGATTGCCATGGTTGCACTGTTGGTAATAGGAATTATAGTTGCCAATATCCCAGGGCTTACAGTTACGCATTTGTTTTTAATGTATGGCACACTCAGAGCAGCAACGCTTCTCCCAACAATATTTACATTAAAGGGGGTAAAGCTCAAACCAGAAGGTGTTGTTGCTGGCATTGCGACCGCACTGATTATAGGACTTCCTGTATTTGCTTATGGAAATATCACAGGAACTGCAGCTTATAAGACAGCAGGCAGTCTTTTGACGGTTCTGTTATCCGGAACAGTTGCTTTGATTGTAAGCAGAAAGAGGGGTGCAGAGAATGGATAGCGTACTTGGAAGAAAACAGCGAATCAAAAACTCTGACTGGATAGAAATTTTTGACAAAATCGAACAGCTGATAACTAAAAAAGAGTTGGATCAGCTTGTAGATAAGACCATACAGGATATAAAAGCCAAGACGAAAGGAAAGAAAGCTGCCTACGCATGGAGCGGAGGAAAAGATTCCCTTGTGCTTGGAGAAATTTGCCGTCGGGCAGGAATAAGCTCCTGCGTCCTCGTAATCAGCAATTTGGAGTATAAAGCATTTACGCAATGGGTTGAGGATAATAAGCCTCCGGAATTGTCCATTATCAATACAGGACAGGATATTAAGTGGCTTGTTACTCATCCACACATGCTTTTCCCGCAGGATAGCAAATATGCAGCTCAATGGTTCCATATTGTTCAACATAGAGGACAGGCAAAATACTACAAAGAAAACAACCTCGATATGCTCCTTCTTGGAAGACGAAGGGCTGATGGGAATTATGTTGGAAAAGGTGACAATATCTACACCAACAGCCAAGGGGTTACACGATATAGCCCTTTGTCAAATTGGACGCATGAGCAGGTTTTGGCATATATCCATTATTATAATTTGGCTATGCCGCCTATATATGATTGGAAAAATGGCTATCTATGTGGAACGCATCCTTGGCCAGCAAGGCAATGGACAGGAAGTACAGAGAATGCCTGGAGCGAAATCTATGAGATTGACAGCTCCATAGTAATTGAGGCGGCAGAATATTTTGAGAGTGCAAAAGCATTCTTAAAGACAATAAAATAAGTTGCTGACACTTGACAGCATTTGCAGACAAAAGATTGCAAGTGCTGTCTTTTTGCTATTTGCAGATAGCGTATATATCATACGGATTTGTTCCTCCAATCAAAATACAGGAGGAAACAAAGATGGAAATTATCACAATGAAGCTGGTGGACCTCGTGAAGCCAGAAAAGAATGTCAGAATTCATACGGAGCAACAGCTGAAAGAGTTCCAAAGAAGTGTCAAAATGTTCGGACAGATCCGTCCGATTGTTGTTGACGAAAACAATGTAATCTTGGCAGGAAATGGTTTGTATGAAACATTGATTGCCATGGGAAAAGAAACAGCTGATGTTTATAAGTATGACAACCTTACTGAAAATCAGAAAAAGAAGCTGATGATTGCAGACAATAAGATTTTCAGCCTAGGTATTGAAAATCTCGATACACTCAATAGCTTTTTAGAGGACCTGCAGGGCGACCTTGATATCCCGGGCTTTGATGAAGACATATTAAAGCAGATGGTGTCAGAGGCAGAGGATGTTACAGAAAAGCTCTCCGAGTATGGAACTTTGGATGATGAAGAAATCCAGAGCATTAAAGAAAGCGGAGAGAGAAAAGAACAGCAGATTCAAAAAGCGGAGGCGGAGCAGGCAACACCAGCACCGCAGCCGATTGCTCAGCCACAACAGGAAATGCCAGAGGACAGTGAAGATACCACCGAAGTAAAGAAATTTGTTATCTGTCCGAAATGCGGGGAGAAAATATGGCTATAAAGCGGTGTGAATCCAGTATAGATGTTGTAAAGGCCGCCAAAATCCGTATAAGAAATGTATTCCAAAACGGATTGCCGGTGTATATGTCTTTCAGCGGTGGTAAGGACAGCCTTTGTATGGCACAGCTTGTTATGGAGCTTGTGCAGGCAGGGGAAATCAATCCGGCACAGCTTACTGTACAATTTATAGACGAGGAAGCCATTTTCCCTTGCATGGAAGATAAGGTGAAAGAATGGCGAAAGAAATTTATGCTAATTGGAGCAAAGTTTGAGTGGTATTGCTTAGAAGTAAAACACTACAACTGCTTTAATGAGTTGTCCAACGATGAAACTTTTATTTGTTGGGACAGATATAAAAAAGACGTTTGGGTAAGACAGCCGCCATCATTCGCAATCAGAAATCATCCGCTGTTAAGACCTCGTATCGATGCATATCAGGATTTTCTTCCAAGAATATGCAGCGGAGGAATAACAATTACCGGAATCAGGACAGCGGAATCCGTGCAGAGATTGCAAAATATTGCAACTATGCTTAAAGCTGGAAAGACAATGACAAATAAGCACCAGGTCTTTCCAATATACGATTGGACCAATAATGATGTATGGCTTTACCTCCTTCGAGAAAAGGTTGATATACCGGAAATATACCTGTTCTTATGGCAGTCTGGGACACGAAAAGGACAATTAAGAGTATCACAGTTCTTTTCGATTGACACGGCAAAGAGCCTTGTCAAAATGAATGAGTATTATCCGAACCTTATGGAACGGATAGTAAGACGGGAACCTAACGCATATCTCGCAGCCTTATATTGGGATAGTGAGATGTTTGGTAGGAGCACAGCTGCAAGAAAACAAAATGAGAAGGGAATGGCTGAGAAAGATTATAAAGCGGCTCTTTTGGAACTGTTTTCAGATATGAACGGAAATTTCCAAACAAAGCACAAGAGATATGTTGCTGAACGATACAGGAACTTTTTTATGAGTGTTTCTGCTATTGCGGACAATAAGGATTGCAAGGCCATATATGAAGGACTTATTTCTGGTGATCCAAAGCTGCGTTCCTATCGTGCTTTATATCAGAGAATCTATGGTAAATACATTACAGAAGCCAAAAAGAAGGAGGGCATGACAAATGGATAAGAAATTGAGTAGCCCGCTTTCTACTCTCCAATGGGTAGACAGGGATATGGTAAAACCAAACGATTACAACCCAAATAAAGTGTCAAAACAGAATTTGGAATTGCTGAAGCAATCCATATTAACCAATGGATGGACATTACCAATTGTTGTGAGACCGGATTTCACGATTATTGATGGTTTCCACCGATGGACTGTTGCAGGAGAAGAACCTTTGAAGTCAATGCTTGAAGGCAAGGTTCCTGTTGTAATTGTAGAACATAAGGATAAAGCCGGTAATATTTACGGTACTGTAACCCACAACAGGGCAAGAGGTACACATTTGCTTGAACCTATGAAAGCGATTGTTAAAGAGCTTATGGGAGAGGGGAAATCTGTTGAAGAAATCGGTAAGCAGCTTGGCATGAGGCCAGAGGAAATATTCCGATTATCGGACTTCTCCAAAGAAGACTTTTTGAATATGATGATTAAACCAAATCAGGGTTATTCAAAAGCAGAGTTTATAACGAAGATTTAATGTTAAAACAATAAATATTCGTGAGAGTGACACACGGGAGGGCATACACCCTCCCTTTTGTGCGTCCACGATTGCAAAACGAACAGGAGAGAGGTGGTGATATGCCGAGAGCACCGAGCGAGAAAGTAACACAAGCTGAAAAGCTATTCAATGATGGTATGGCAATGGTTGAGATTGCTAAGAAACTGGAAGTTTCAGACGGAACAGTCCGCAGCTGGAAGAACCGGTACGGATGGGGAAAAGCCTCAAAAAAAAACAAGTGCAACGTTGCGAAAAAAAATGAGAAGAAAAATGCAACGTTGCAAAAGAAAAAGAGGGGAGGTCAACCCAAAAATCAGAATGCAAAAGGCGGTTCTGGCAATCCAAACCCAAACCCTCCACCAGACAGAACAAAGCATGGCGGTTATGTTCCTGTATTTATGGATGCGTTGGATTCAGATGAGCAGGAACTTCTTGGGTCTATTCCAGAAGATACAGAGCTTCAACTGATGGAACAGATACAGCTTTTTTCGATTAGAGAGCGAAGAATACTTAAAGCAATCAATAAATACCGCGAACAAAAAGGAGAGGTTGCGGTAATGGATGTGAACCGAAGCGAGTCAAAACGCTCGTTTAAAGACCAAGAGGAAGAGGCAGAGTACGATAGGCGCCAGAAGGAGAAGGTTGATAATAAAGAAATTCTTCCGGGTAAGTCCTATAATATAGCAACACACACAGCCAATAAGGATATGATCATAGCGAGGCTGGAACAGGAACTTTCTACTGTGCAGAGCAAAAAGACAAAGGCTATTGAAGCGTTGTCCAAGTATCGCATAGAAAAGGCAAGGCTTGAAAGTGAAAGTGCTGGCAACGATGCGGTTGATGATTGGATTGCAGCTGTATTGGGAGAGGAAGTGAGCGAAGATGAATAAGAACTCACGGACATTACGAAGAAAATTCTTCCAGAAGAAAATCCCAATATACAGGAAAAATCCGGTGCTATTTGCACAAGAGGTATTACTGTTTGAGCCTGATGATTGGCAAAAACAAGCTTTGATGGATTTGGCGGAAAGCCCAAAGGTTGCAATCAAGTCTGGACAGGGTGTTGGAAAAACAGGTATGGAAGCCGTTGCTCTGCTGTGGTTTTTATGCTGCTATCCCTATCCGAGAATTGTTGCAACAGCTCCTACCAAACAGCAGTTGCACGATGTATTGTGGTCCGAAGTCAGCAAGTGGATGAGCAAGTCTCCTTTGCTCTCAGACATCCTCAAATGGACGAAGACCTATATTTATATGGTTGGCAACGAAAAGCGTTGGTTTGCCGTAGCTAGGACTGCTACAAAGCCAGAGAATA